GCTGATGAGCTCAAGGAGCTGGAGAAAGAAGTAGACCAAGCCTTGCGGCAGGGCCAAGTCGCACACCAGAAAGCCAATGGCAGTGGTGCGGGCAATATGAACCGTGAGCTTGGCGACTTGCTCAACCCACAAGTGGACTGGCGCGAGGCATTGCGTGAGTTCGTCACTACTACATGCAGTGCTAAAGATGCGTCATCGTGGCGCAGGGTGAACCGACGCTACTTATCTGGCGATGTATATATGCCTACGCTAATAGGTGAAAGAGTAGGGCGCATCGTCGGCGGTGTCGATACATCCTGGTCCATCGGCGGGCAAGTGTTGAGTCGGTTCCTCTCCGAGGTTAAGTCTATTGCGGAGGATGTGCGCCCGCAGCATCTGGACTTGATCTACTGGGATAGCGCAGTGGCATCCCATGAAGAATACGACGAGCTGTCAGTGGCTAACATTGTTAGCTCGACCAAGCCCAAGGGTGGAGGCGGCACGGACCCTAAAGCCATGATGCAGTACTTGAAAGAGAAGAACATCACACCCGAGTGCATCGTGATGCTGACCGATGGGTGCATAGGTAAGGACGATTGGGGTAACGAGTGGCCCGCTCCAATACTTTGGGTGGTCTGTGGTGGGGATACGATCAATGCCCCGTGTGGCAAAACTATTCATATCAAGGAGTAATGACATGGCAAAAGCACTCGTTCAGTTGGGATACGGCAGTTTCGTGCTGGATGCGCAATCTGCCCTAAAACTAACAGAGCTGTTAGCTGAGGCAGAGTTATATGAGGAGAAGTGGCGCAAGTCAGAGGAGGGCGGTACGACATACCACGTCTACCCACAAGATACGGCGGACTCTCTACGCACTATAAAAATAATGCCCACCGCGATGTATCAGATAGCCAAGATGGCAGGCAAACCAGAATGAACAAACACACGCCGGGACCGTGGTATGCAGACAAGAACGGAAGAATCTGGAGACGCCACCCTAGTGAACTCTATGAAAACGGCGGCGGAGTTGCTGGAGATCGGCGACTTGCTACAGTCTTCGAGGGATGGGTCAATGAAGGCGAAATCGGCTACCCCGTTCAAGCCAACGCCCGCCTAATCGCAGCCGCGCCCGATCTACTGGCAGCACTGCAAGGTCTGCTAAGGGGAATTTTCGACGGGCCAGACGAGGCTAATGCCGCCATGCTCATCGCTAAAGCGAGAGATGCAGTGAATAAAGCAACGGGAGAGAAAGAATGAAGACATTTATTGCAAACATGAAGCACGCTGCACGCAACCAAGAAAGCGTTCACATTGGCGGCGGGTTCTTTACCCCCGAGGAGTTGCTAGTCGCAACAAAACAATTCGAGGCACTTAAAACAGCGGCGCTTGCAGCGCTCGAAGCACTGCAATGGAATCTGGGCGGGGAACCACTACCCACTACAGAACTAAAAGCCGCCGCGCTACTGCGCCAAGCACTGCGGGATATCGACAACTAATACCTAGTATCCGAGGGAAAAGACATGAGCATTACATCTAGCGCAGTAACAGTAGAGTTAAACATATCGGTATGGACAGCGAACAAGTTGGATAAGAGTGCGACCGAGAAAGTTGTCAGTGATAACGCAGCGGTATCTAACGCTGCACAGGTACGCAAGAACTTGATGGCAGGCACGACGCTACGCAAAGACATCGCGGACTATGCCGCAGGGTGTCGGCTGTGGCACAACACACGCACACTGCCGTGGGCGGACAAGGGGGCGCGGCTACTGGCAACGAGTCTGTTCATGGACTACAAGACCGAGGCCAACATGCGCAAACATAAGTTTGACACGATGGTGGATAACTTCCTGCAGAACTACCCGGCATTAGTACAGACGGCGCATAACTACCTTGGCAGTCTGTTTAACCCCGAGGACTACCCAAGCGTGGACGACGTGCGCGACAAGTTTGGGTTCCGGCTTGTGTTCAGCCCAGTGCCCGAGGCAGGAGACTTCCGCCTACAAGTGGCAGAGCAGGACTTGTGTGAGTTACGCCAGCAGTACGAGGAAAGTTTCTCATCGCGGTTGGCTGATGCTATGCGTGAGCCGTGGGACAGGCTGCACAAGATGCTCGTCGGTATGAGCGAGAAGCTGACCGATGTAGAAGGGGAGGACGAGCTGAAGAAACGCTACCACGACACGCTGATTACTAACGCGCAGTCTCTGTGCTCCATGCTCACGCACTTAAACATTACGAAAGACCCCAAGCTGGAGCAGGCACGACGTGAGCTTGAGCTAACAATGTTAGGTGCTGATATCGAGACAATCAAAGAAAGCCCGGAAGTACGCAAAGACATGAAGACCCGACTTGACGCAATCCTCAAACAGTATGAATGGTAAGGAGTAGATGATGGACGACACACAGATGGACCACACAAAGTACGACTACACCCCACTTACACTACCCAACATCTTTATTGCATCGAAGAAAGGCGAGCCGCGTGAAGAAGTTAAGGTCCAAGAGAATCTGCTGTTACTTACGGAGAAGTTGGCCGTGAAGTACCCACAATGGAGCTTTATTACTACAAATCGTTGGCCTACGTCCGCTTCGTTCCAACCCCCGAGTTACCAAGCACGAGGCATTATCGTATACGAGGGGCAAGAAAAGCTTGGTGACATCTGCGTTGATAAATTCAACCCCCGCGGCACACTCACATACCTTATCAACAACTGGCGGATACAAGAAGCATCAACCCGTGGAGGACCAACTAAAACTAAGAGCATGGACGCCGCAATAAAAACTGTGGCTAAGATGTTCAAGGCCAAGACACTTAGTGAGCGAATGTCTAATGCGGTAGGCACTGCAAGCACACTGTTGTACCACGTACACCAGAGTCGCAGCATCGTATTCCGCGATGCGTATGCCCACGTTGTGCATTACTTGGCACCGTACATAATGGAGAACTACTCAAGCATTATGGATATCGCAGTAAAAGCAGGGGTGGACAAAAATATATCCGAACGACTAGAAACTTACTACGCGGAATATAAGATCACGGAGGATGTGTTTTTACGTTGGAAAAATAAGTCTGGAACTGTGGTACTACTTAAAGGGATCGAGTATGCTCTCCTATCCAGAGACACAAAGGGTAAGTACGAGCACATACAAACCTTTTCGTCTGAGACACTACCCCTTCATATCAAGCAAGCAGTAGGCATGCTTAAACTTTTGGAGATGCAGCAATTCTTGAAGGGGGTAGGAGTAAGAGTAGCATCGGATGTATTTTTTATTACTGCAGAGGCAAACAATGGATGAGCAACCTAAACTAAGACGCGGGCGAGGTAAGGGCAAGAAGCCCGCTAAGACACATGTAAACCTTCGGATATCGAAGGAAGTGCTAGATGTCTACAAACGCTTTCCCAGCTACACGGGCAAGATGCGAGAGGTACTTACTGAGTACGTAAAAGAACAACTGGCGGAGGTACCACAAGAGGATTCGCGCCAGCTTGAGCTACCACTGTAGTGACTACAACCTAACAATGTTAGCTGTTACTTGGCCCGTCACAACGGCGGGCTTTTTTACAGTTTTGGGTTTGACAAAGTCTAAGAACATGATTATTGTGGGGGCATTATGGCGAGCACACCGGAAAAGAAAGTTAAAGACAAAGTAGTAAAGGTTCTGAAGGCGCATGACATCTACTACTTCTTCCCTGCAACTTACGGCATGGGGCGCTCTGGTGTACCAGACGTTATCTGCTGTGTTGGTGGGCGATTCCTTGGTATCGAATGTAAGGCAGGCAACAACAAACCCACGGCGCTACAGGAGCGTGAGATGGCATCGATCACTGCGTCTGGCGGTACGGCAATTGTGATTAATGAAGAGAACCTAGAGGAAGTTACTCGCGTTATCCGGCTGTTGCTTAGTTGATTTGTTTTGTAATGATGATAGTGACTAGATAGATACGAAGGGAACAGAGATGAAAAAGTTATTACTCGCCGCAGCATTAGCTTGCGGGATTACACATAGCGTTTCTGCGGAGGAATTTCTTGTTGCTCCGACCAAAGAAGGTGGAGAAATTGTTCTGACGTTTAGTAAACCCACGGCTTGCGATGGCCTGTTTTTCATGTACCTCGTAGACAAAAATCAAATACCGTTTTATGGCTGCTGGGCGTTTATTAACGACAAAGTTCATGTCCGATACGACAACGGTATCCGCCGAGTATACGGGTTAGGTGAATGGTCCAAGAGGGAGTCTATGTGATGAAGTGTGTAGTCAAGGACTGCGAGAACCACTCGCACGAAGGCAAATTCGTAGGCTCTTTGTGTTCCCCCTGCCACGAATTCATATCCGGTGAAGGTGGGCTTTACTCGCAGGCATATCGCAACACGCGCAGCATGATTGATTTGGCGATTGCCAGAGAGCGTGAGGCGTGTGCGCAGGTGTGCATTGAAACCGGAGCCACAAGAGGAAATTCAGACGCCGCATTCGATATGGCTGATCACTGCGCCGCAGCCATACGAGCAAGGGTGGATAAATGAGCAGAAGCGGATACATCGACGACGGCGACGACGACGACCAGTGGGGTCTGATCAGGTGGCGCGGCGCGGTCAAAAGCGCCCTGCGCGGGGCTCGCGGTCAGGCCTTCTTGCGCGAGCTTTTGACCGCGCTCGATGCGATGCCAGAAAAACGACTGGCATCCGATTCGTTGATCACGGCAGACGGCGAGTTCTGCACGATGGGGGTTGTCGGCGCGGCGCGCGGTGTCAATTTAGATGCGCTCGATCCCGAGGACTGTGAGCAGGTTGCACAGTCGTTTGGTTTAGCCGAGGCAATGGTGCGCGAGATTGTCTACGAGAACGACGAGCGCGTTGCCGAATGGGGCTGGGAAGAAGTTGACGTCTGCGGGCCGATGCGGCCGTACTACCCTGAATGGGGTAGTCACAAGAGCAGCGTTCGAGTGCCCATTAACGATGCTGCCGAACGACGTTGGCAGCACATGCGCGCATGGGCGGCGAAGCACATCAAAGTCGCGTTAGTTAGTGAGCGATTAAACAAGAAGGGGGAGAAATGACTGACCGAGAACTATTGGAACTGGCTGCAAAGGCGGCTGGTATTAAGGTTTACGAAAGCACAGACGGAACTATGCAGAATCGTCCTGTGTTGGTTTTTTCGGCAGGCGGCGGAATGGGAACGATGCCTTACGAAGAACAGTGGAACCCTTTGCGTGAAGATGCACAGGCGCTGCGTCTGGCGGTGAAGTTGCGCATGGACGTTGAGTGGTTAGACGCCGACACGGTGTTTGTTTCTGGGGGGCCATGCACCCATGTCGGGGTAGACCACTACGCCGCCACTCGCCGCGCCATCGTCCGCGCTGCTGCTGAAATTGGAAAGGCAATGCCATGACTGACCGAGAACTAATGCAGCAGGCGCTTGATGCGTTGGAATTACTGACCGACTGCTATGACGGCACCGAGGTCGGCGTTGAGATTGAGTCCATCATTGCCCTGCGCGAAAGACTGGCACAGCCAGAGCAGGAGCCGTTTGAATATTGGAATGCGGTAGAAGGTTGGGTAAAGATTGACGAGGTTCGTAACCAGTTTGGTTCTGTTGGGTGCGGCACGATTTACAAAACCGCTGGCGAAGATCGAGTGCCGCTCTACACCGCTCCACCACAGCGCACGCCGCTGACTGAGCAGGAGCCGGTGGCGTGGCGCAACGTGATCCCCGGCGGTCGCAAGACTGACGAATGGGACTCAGCCCGTGTCGCCGACTACAACCAAGGCTGGAATGACTACCGCAAAGCAGCAAAAGCGGCTCTGGAAAAGCTCTACACCGCTCCACCACAGCGCAAGCTGCTGACGGATGAGGAGATAGCAGATGAGTGGGAGCACGTAACAGGACACAACATCTCTCACGGCGATAAACAAGAAGGCCATGCCATGTATATATCGCCAGACGAGGTGGCAGAGTTCGCTCGCGCCGTCATCGCTAAAGTAACAGGAGAGAAAAAATGAACTGTTCTTGCGGGAGTGATACGAACGTCGTTGATACAAGGACCATCAACGAAAAGACAAACGTATGGAGGAGGAGAAAGTGCAAGGCTTGTGGGTGCCTTTTCACAACCATTGAGCAGCTATGCGAAACGATGCCCGGTAAACGCGGGAAGCTACATGTAAGCGAACGCACAGCAAAGCAGCAAATTAAGCCTGTGCCAGTTAAAGCTGTTGTTGCCCCGCGTAGTAATACGCCCCCACGAGTACAAACTACTAGAAACCGCATCGAAGATATGCGGATGCAAAAGGAACTTAACAACATTTAAAGGAGCGAAAAATGAAGATTACATTGAATGGTATTGACTACATCCCCGCAGATAAGACTACACCCCATACTGCGGGGTCCCGTGCCGTTGTCGTAGTAGATAGAGGATGGATTTTTGCGGGGGATGTTACTCGTGGGGGTGGACGCATCCGCCTGTCTCGTGCGGTTCATGTGTTCCGTTGGGAGGCAATCGGGTTTGCAAAAATGATCGAGACAGTGGAGGCGGATTTGCGCCCAATTGCTGACGTTGATATGCCCGAAGGGGCAGAAATTTTCTGTGTTCCGGTGCATGACAACTGGGGGCTGTAATGTTTCGACCGATAGGTACTGGCACTGGTTACGGATACGGTAACGGTGTCGATTATGGGTATGGTGATGGTTATGGCTATGGTTATGGGTTTGGGTACAGCAATGGCTATGGCAATAATCACGGCGATGGCTATGGTGATGGCTACGGGGACGGCACTGGTTTTGGCTACGGTAACGGGTACAACATTGGGTACAGTTACGGCGGGGGTAGCAGAGACGGTATCTGCTTTGGGTCAATCGGGCGCAATAGAAAAAGACGGCAATAGTTGGGGGGAGTATGTACGAATACAGGGCAAAAATTGAATACGTTGTTGACGGTGACTCCGTTGACGCGGTGATTGATCTAGGGTTTAAAACAAACATTCGCCAGCGTCTCAGACTGGCTCGCATTGATACGCCAGAGCGCGGGCAAGATGGTTATGCGCAAGCGCGTGATTTCGTGACGTGGGCAGTGGTGGATAAGCCCGTCCAAATCAGGACAGAAAAGGTAAGCAAATGGGGTTACTACCTCGCCGAGATCACATTGCCAGACGGGCGGAACCTGAGCGATGCTCTAGTGGAGGCAGGACTAGCTAAACCGTATGACGGAGGGAAGAAGTCATGAACCATGACAAAACATTTGAAGCAATTGAGAAACTCAAAGAAGTCGAGATCGAACTCCATCGATTGAAGAACGCTCTTGAGAGGATGAATAACGCATACGACACTGCTGTACTGGCCGAGCGTGACCGCATTGCAGACGAAACCAAGTACGAAAAGTGGGTTGGTTTAACCCTCGAAGAAATCGACGCGGCAATAGCGGGGAACATAACCATCACGGACCCTAACCTACGCGACGGGGTTTACGGCGCTATCGTGGACATCGAGCTACTACTGAAAGAAAAGAACACCCATGAAACTTGATAGCCAGTTACTTGAAATGACTGACACAGAACTATTAGAGCTCGCTGCTAGGGTGGCGGAGATGATACCGAAAGAGTTTGTGGGTAACCATAATTATATGAAGGGTGTGTTGGAGCGATGGAACCCACTTACCAATAATGGGGATGCACTGTGGCTGGCGGTGAAGATTGGCATGCGAGACTACTTCGGACTTGAGGTTCAGAAGTCTTGTGTGCAAGCTACTTGCTTTGAACCTTGGGAACACTGCGAGTATGAAGAATACAAAACTCAAGACCCATGCGCCGCCACCCGTCGCGCAATCGTTCGCGTTGCTGCTGAAATTGGAAAGGAGAAGAACACATGAAGCTAGATAGCAAACTACTAGAACACGTACAGCAACAAAGCGATGTCGTGCCCGGGAATGTTTATCCGGCCAAGGGCGGCAAGCGCACCGAGAACACTGCGTTTTGGGTGGTGGTTGCATGCTCCGCTACAGGGGCGCACTGCCTCGGGTTTAACAACAGTGGAGAGCCGGTATCGACAACGACGTATCTGAAAGGGGCGCTACGCGAACGCCCGCTAATTGGGCGCGTGGATATGAACGCAGTGGTGCTGAAATGAACAACGAAAAAGTTATTAGTCTACCGGCAAGTGTGAATTACACCCCGGAGCAGGCGCTCAAGTCCGCGTTAAATATGTGTGAGGGTGGCGGGCTGACAGATGTGATGATCATTGGTTACGACGAAAACGGCAGCCTATTTATTCGGTCGTCCAAAATGAGTCGCGCTGACGGATTGTTTATGGTTGAGAAGGCCCGCGAGTGGTCGCTGCATGGAGGTTTGTAATGACTAAAGACGACATTATCCGCATGGCGCGTGAGGCGGGGTTTGCAACGTCATGGACTGAAGCAGCAGGTCAGGCACTAGAGCGCTTCGCCACCCTTGTCGCAGCAGCAGACCGGGAAGATGCAGAACGTTACAGATGGTTAAGGGACAACAACGCTAGTTTTTCGTGGAACCCATCCAGATATAACCAAGAAACCATTAGTGGTTTTGCAGCTTTCGGGACTGGTTATTGTGGGTTTGAATTTGAAGCTGCCGTTGACAAAGCAATGGGGAGCAACAATGACTAGAGACGACATCATCAAAGCGTGGAACAACCAAGCCGACAAACACAATCGATGGTCTGATCTTGGCGAGGACGAGATGTTGGAGTTTGCTATGCGGTTACAACGCGAGGCGTGTGCAAAGTTTTGCGATAAACACTGGGACGACAACGGGCAGCACTGCGCCAACGCTATCAGAGCAATGGGTGACAAATGAGCGAAATTTTTGAACGCATTCTGCAAGAAAAACAAAATGAAATTGACCTACTAAAAGCCAGAGAAGCGAGTTCAAATAAAGCGTGGCAAGGGCATTTTCGACAGTACGAAGAGCTTGTTCAGGCCGCATTTATGGCGCTGGATAACAACTCGCCAGAGTGTCATTTCCACTTAAAGCAGGTTCTGGTGAAGCAGGGATGGTGCACGATGTGCGAATGCAGTCCTTGCGAATGTGAGGGGCAATATGACTGACCGCATCGCCGCTTACGCAATCGCGCTGCAAAGCGACATAAACACGGAGCGATTTCAGGTTGTAGAAAACGGCAAACTGCAGACCTATTGGATGGGCACAGTTTACGGCGGTGGAGTCGCTACCGATGCCGGGTTCAAATTCAAAACACCAGAGGAGGCATGGGAAAACGCCAGCTTGTTTGTTGAGCAGTGCGCCGAGATAGTCAGT